GCGGCAGTTGCGGGTTGGTCAGCGTGTTGACGCCCTCAGAAATCCAGATGCGGCCTCGGAAGGACATGCTGAAGGTGCTCAGGCCCGATAGCTTGGCCTCCTGTAGCTGATCGTCGGTCAGCGCGCCCACCAGGCCCGTGGCGTCGGGGATGACGCGGTGGGTGAGTTGCTGGTTGGGCTTGGACGAGGTGTAGCCGCCAGCCAGGCGAGCGGCGGCCAGGTAGCCGTCGCAGGGAATGACCGTCAGACCGTCAGGCCCGTGCCGCTCGAAGCCGTTGCCGACGATGACCACGGCGGGGTTGTTCGAGGTCGTCGCACGCTGCTTGCGCGTGGTCCACGACACATCGACGGGGATGCCCAGGACCGCGACGCGGCGGCGGCCGTGCATGTTCTGGTCGTCAATCCAGGCGCGCACGACGGTGTGCGTGGTGTCTAGCTCGCTGTCCACGCACGTGACGAAGAAGTTCTCCTTGCCCAGTTCGGTCAGCGCGGTCGAGTAGGCCGAGACGTCCACGACGGGCGCGGTGCCTGGCGGGATCACCTTCTGTGCCACGTCCTTGATGGTGCCGTCGCCAGGTGCGGTCTTGGTCACCTCGACATACATGCTGTTGCCGTTGACCGCAGCCATCAGGCCGTCGATCTCGGTGGCCGTGCCCGCCTTCTTGGCGAACTTCCACACCTCGCGCTGGACGCTGCCCTCGTAGATGACCAGTTCGCGCACGTTCAGGTCGCTCAGGTTGGCGCGGATGCTGTAGCCGAACTGGCGCGTGCCCGGGTACAGCACGCGCAGGTTGCCCACGACGGCTGGCGTGGTAGCCCCGTCGTTGAGCGTGTCACTGCCCACCGTACCACCAGTGCCGACGCGCACGACAACGCCCGTGACGGCACCCCCATTGAAGATTTCCTCGGCGCCGTCCATCGTGTTGCCAGGCGAGCCAGACTCCCCGAAGGTGTCGCGAATCTGGCTGCGGCTGAGCATCTCGACGGCGGTGTTGAGCGGCCCCCACGTGGCTTGCCCGACGTAGCCGAAGCGGCCTCGGATGAAGCTCGGCAGCGGCGTGCTGGAGGTGATGCGCAGGCCGACGCCCGCACGGATCATCACCTCGTTGGCACGGACAATCTGACCTGGCATCAGGCAGCGCCTCCCGTATCAAACGTCGCGTCGGGACTGTTGATGGTGTTGCTCACGACGCTGTAGTGGTAGGTCGTGCCAGCCGTCAAGCCCGTCAGCAGCACCGTGTGATGGGTCACCTGTGCCGTGTCGAGGGCCGTGCTGGTGCCGTAGCTCGGGCTGGTGCCGTAGCTCACCTGGCTGTCGCCCACGACATCGGTCGTCCACGTCACCGTGCACTGCGTGACGTCCGCCCCGTCAGGCGTCGCCAGCACCTCTGAGATGGTGATCGAGGCTTCCTCGGGTGGCGTCCACGGCTGGTTGTGCGTGATCGCGTTGATCATCGAGTCGGCTTCGGCCTTGGTCAGCCCCTGCTTGGCCGAAGTCTCGGTGAACTCGGTGAAGTAGGCCTGCGCCAGCGCTCGCTGCCCCGATTCTCCAAGCGCGGCCTGGACGTCTTCAGCCCCGTACAGCGGCTCGGGCTGATCAAGTTCAGGGTCGGTGACCTGGGGCTGCACTTCTGGCGGCGTCTGGGTTTCGGTCATGGCAATCCTCCCGTCAGGGTTGTGGTGGGTCGGGCGACTCGCCCACCAGCACGCCGTCACGAACCTCGATGTGTTCGAGCGGCACGCTGACGGCGGTGTCGTCTGGTAGCGGAATCCAGGGGTTCCACGGGTCAGACGTGCCTGGCGTCAGGCCCGCCCAGAAATCGCCACTCCTGGCGGCGTACGCCACGTCCACGCTGATCTGGCCCTCGGAGTGCGGATCGGCCTCGGGGTCAGCGCGGCTCACGGCGATGTTCGCCAGGTAGGTGTTGGCGTAGTGGATGCTGGCCCTCGGCAGGATCGCCGCCAGGCGGTCGAGGTACTGGATCACGGTGTGCTGGTCGGGCGTGACGATGTGGCCGACCAGCGTGGCGCGCATCAGGTCCAGCCAGATGTTGTAGTGGTCGGCGGCGTCGCGCACGCGGGGGACGTCGGTCACACGCCAGTAGATACCTGGCGCGGCGTCGGTCGGCAGCCACGTGTGCGGGTCGGTCTGCGAGGCGGGGAAGTAGTGCGCGGTCCACTCCTCGAAGGCGGTCGCCAGTGGATGGGTGGGTGACAGCCAGGCGAGCTTGACGCTGTCGAAGCGCAGCGGGCGCGTGTAGGCGTCCCACTCGGCCACAGGTGTGTCCTGGGTGCCCACCCCACCGTAGTTGAGTTGGTAGGCCACCCCGTCGGTGTCTTGCAGGATCGCCTTGTCGAGTCGCAGAAGAACCAGACCGCACAGGTTGTCGAGTTCCTGCCAGGTCTGGTTCTCGGCGTATGGCCACACCTCGACGCTGTCGCCCAGGTTGCCCCAGGTCTGGCCAGGTGTCTGCGGCCCCAGCCGCACGATGACGTACGGCAAGGCGCTGGCCTGCCCCGTTGCGATGGGCGAAGGCAGGTCGGTGCTTGTCCTGGCGCCCTCAAGCTCTAGGACTCGGTCGCCCCACGGATCGGTGCCCTGCCCGACGAGGGTCAGGCGCACCTGCTCGCGAACGCTCACCAGTTAGCCCACACGCGCTGATAGGCGTCGCGCACCTTCTTGCGGTACACGAGCGCGGTCGGGCGGACGATGGCGTACTTGCCCGCGTTCTTGAGTTCGAGCCAGATGCCGTAGTCCATGCCGTGGCTGAGCTTGAGTGCGATGCGCGTGCGCTGCGGCGAACTGTCCACGCTCACCACACCCGTCAGGCTGTTGCGAGCGTTGCGCGTGATGTTGTTCCACGGGGCGTTGGTCTTCATGTACGCCTCGGACTCGCCCGCCAGCGGCTGGATGGCCATCACCGTGGCCGCGATGTGCCGCCGCACCTTGTTGTAGATCGACCCGCCGACGTTCTGGTGGTTGACGTACGGCATCAGGTGACGCGCACCAGGCCGATCTGCCAGCCGATGTTGGCGCCCATGATGGACATCTGCTGCACGCGGTCGATGCGCAGGCGGCCGTACACGGGGTGCAGCATCTCGTAGCTGCTCATGGCGTCGGCGGCGCCGTTCGGCCACACGTTGTTGCCGTCGTCCACCTTGAGGCTCGCGCCCCAGGTGGTGTCGCGGTCCTGCATGGCCAGGTCGCCGCCCTGGTTGCCTCGGTCGATGTTCGAGCCACCGCCACCGCCACCCGACCAGTACACGTAGCACTGATACGGGCCGAAGGTGATGCGCCCCTTGCGCTGGTAGCCCTCGCCTGGCAAACGCTCCTGGCGGATGGCGGCCTCGATGGTCACCAGGCAGCCCATGCTGTCGATGGTCGCCTCGCGGGCCTCGCGGACTTTGAGTGCCAGGTCGCTGAACTGCGCGCTCGCCCTGGCCGCTCGAAGGTTGATGGTCATTCGGGGATCGTCGCCACGTACGTCTCGGCGCTCGGCCACTTCCAGCCGTGCTTGACGTAGCTCAGCAGGCGGCTCATGTCGCCTGGCCACCAGGGTGACCCCGAGACGCCCACGAACGGGTCGTTGGGATCGCTCGGCATCGCGCTCGGCACGTTGATGCCCGGGATCGGCACGGGCTGGATGGTCAGGATGCGCGCCCCGCCGCCGACCGATGGCGCCATGCCCGCAGGAATCTGGTTCCACCAGTATTCGGCCATCTGCTTGCACAGGTTGAACAGGTCGAGCGTGGTGCCCTCGGACCACTTGAACTGCTCGGCGCCCATCTGCGCGGAGATCAGCCCGCCGCCGCCTGACATCGACTGCATCGCCAGGCGCATGCCCTTGATGACCCAGCCGCGCCACGAGGCCTCCTCGATGGTCTTGGACTGGATCAGCAGGTTGTCGATCTCTGCGTCAGTGAACAGGGTGTCGGCGTCAGTGCCCCCTTCGGGGATGACCTCGTCCAAGTTCATGCGCAGCGTCAGGCGCAGATCGTCGGTGGGCGTCATGGCTCAGCCCAGGATCACCCCGTGGCGCGTTGCTGCATGCGCTCGGCGGAAGCGGCGTTGCGGTCAGCGATAGCCTGCGCCGCCTCCTGCTCCTGCTCAAGCTGCTGGGTGCGAATCTCCTCGTCGCGAGCGCGAGCCTCGGGTGAGTTGGGATCGACAGGCATCTCGGGCGCGACGCCCGTGAGTTCCTCCTGCATCACCGCGTGCTCAGCCGTGCCTCGCGTCAGGTTCTCGTCGCCAGGTCGCGGCAGCGGTGCTGGTGCGGCGATCTCCATCTGGGTCGGTGCGGCCGACACGACAGGTGCCGCAGCGGGCGGGGCCTGGGTGACGGTCGGATCGGCGGCCACGGTGATGGGCGTGCCATCGGGGATGGCCGTGACAGGCTCGGCGTAGTTGCTGACGGTGCCCAGCGGCGGCGTCGGCGTGTGCTCGACCTCGACGGGTGCAGGCGGCGCGGCAGGCTCGGCCTGGGCGGCAGGCTGGGCGGGCACGCTGGTGCGCGAGGTGCTGCGCGTGCTGGTCGCGGGAGTGGGTTCGTCGGTCATGGCAGCGTCACCTCCTCGACGCAATTGGGTGGCGAGATGAACACGCCGCGCCTGGCGCGAGCCACGATCTGCTGCTGGATCAAGCGGCTCAGGTCGCCCACGCCCGCGTCGGTGCGCAGGTCGTGCTTGACCAGTTCGATCAGGTAGGTCGAGGTGTCGATCAGGTACGCCTTGTTGGTGCTGACACCCGGGTAGACGTACTTCCTGGCGCCGACCGTGATCGAGTAGCCGTCGTAGAACACCAGCGTGTCGATGCCCGCCAGCGCGGGGTACTCGGTGCCGCTCACGACGAAGCGCTGGAGCGCCTCCTCGATGTCCCAGCGGCGACTCGAATGCGCGAGCATGACGTTCGGGGAGCGGCCCAGGCCCGTGTCGGTCGCGGTGTCGCTGCCCGAGTGGATCAGCGCGGCCTTGAGCGTGGCGCGCATCTTCTCGCGGAAGGTCGTGCCCGTGGTGTCCGCAGGCGTCTGGTTCTTGGCCGCGTAGGTGTAGCTGATGATCGGGTACAGGTGGATGTGGTTGAGCAGCGCGTTGTACGCCCGCCCAATCGCCTCGTTGAGTTGGGCGATCTCCCACGTCTTGTCGTACTCGACCATGTCCTCGGTGTACTCGAAGCCAGCCGCGTAGGTGAGCAGCGGGACGGTCTGACGGGGCGTCAGCGTCCGCGTGCCGAAGCGCACCTCGCCGCCCTCCATGTGCTGGAGGAAGACCACGCTGGCTCGCGCCATGATCGCGCCCACATCGACGTTCTCGGTCAGGTTGGCGTCGTTGATAGTGCGCGTGTAGACCGCTGGGTACAGCAGTGGCACCTGCTCGCGGCCCAGATTGAGATCGACCACCGTCTTGGTGATGAACTGCGCCAGGTTGGCGGGCGTGCTGATGATCTCACCCACGGCGGGGCGCGCCTGGAGCGTGGCCAGGTATTCGCGGATCGGGCGGTTGAGTTCGTAGGTGTCCATCTCACCGCTGGCGACCCGAACGGGGACGTCGAGCGGCTGATCCCAGACGCTGGCCTGGGCGGTGTACTCATGCGTGCCCTGGCGGCGCTCGGCGCGCAGGGTTGGGGCGTCAACAATGCGAATCGGCATCAGTTACTCCTCTCAGGCCCGCTGGTCGAGCAGAAAAATGCCGATCACGTTGTCCGCGTTCTTGGCAATCGTGCACCTGGCCACGGGGCCGACGATGGCGCCCGTGACGGCTGCAATCGTGAACAGCTTGGTCGTGCTGTTGAAGTTGACGAGGTCGCCCACGTTGAACGCCTCGGCCACCGTGATCTGGTCGGTGTCGTACTGGGCACGCTCGATGTTGATCGAGATGACCGCTGACCCCGTCGAAACGGGTTTGTCATCGAACTCTGCCAGGCCGAAGAACTTGTCCAGATAGACGAACTCGCCCTGCGCGACAACGGTGCCGCCAGGCACGGTCACGTCAACCGAGTTGCCATCGGCCATCTTGTGGCCATTGGTATTGCTCATGTGGTCCTCCTTCCTCGGCTCAGATGCTCTTGCGCCGCACGGGCAGGCCGACGTCCTCGGTGTGCGCGCCGTTCCTCATCTCGCCCGCTGACCCACTGGACGTCGGACGGATGACCACGCTGGCAAGCCCAGCGTCGAGAATGGGCTTGATCTCGGGCAAGCCCTTGACCTTGGTGATGGCGGCCTTGATCGCGGCCTCGTCGGCACCCGCCTGAAGCTCGCCCACGGCGCGCTGGGTGACCAGCGGGCGGGCAGCGGTCGGCACGGCCATCTCGCCGCGAGCCACAATCGCCTCGACGCTCGCGGCCAGTGCCTGCTGCGCGGAGGTGGCCAGGCTGGCCTGTAGCTCCTTGACCCGGGCCTCGACCGCAGCGGCGTCCGCCGTCTCGGGCAAGCCCAGCG